GTTCTCCTGAACGCAAGTCCCGCCGGAGGCAGAAATGCACCCGGCGGGACTTTTTTGCACGAATTTGAAAAAAGCTGTTGACAACTCTCCTTTCAGCTGGTATAATAACACACGTCGTCAGGGACGACACAGGCTATGGGGGATTAGCTCAGCTGGGAGAGCGCTTGCATGGCATGCAAGAGGTCAGCGGTTCGATCCCGCTATTCTCCACCAATCAAGAGCAAAACGAACACGAAGTCACTATTCAAATGGTAGGCAACGTGTTCGTTTTGTTTTGTGAGATTCCGAGCGTTTAAGCAAGTTCTAGTCAAGATTGCGCAAATAAAAATGCCCGCACTTTCCGTTTCGGATTGTGCGGGCATTTTTCGTTTTTGTGTTAGAATTTTCCGAAATACGGAAAATCTTGCCGAAATAGAGGGTTTCTTGCCAAAATGCAGACAAGCCGACCATGAATCGGCTAAAATCAGCAACAAAGGAGACCAAAGGCTATGATTAGGATTTTGCTGTCAACCCGCCTTGGCGAACGGCGGATGACACAGAGCGAACTTGCTCGTGCTACCGGGATTCGCAGTCAGACCATCAATGAGTTGTACCACGACTTTGCAGAGCGTGTGAGTCTGGATGATCTCGACCTTATCTGTGAGGCTTTGGACTGCAGCCTTGATGACCTCATCGTGCGAGAGCCCAATCCTGAGCGCCGGGTCAAAGAAGTGCGACACATCCCCCAGACCGTGAGCAAGTCTCGCAAGAAATAACCCTTCTCCTGCCCGGATGCGTTATGCGTCCGGGCTTTTTCATACATCCGTGCCGTCCGGGAAACGGAAACTGACAACCAGCTCGGCACCGAGGGCTGCTGCAATCTGTTCCAGCTCGTCATACTTGAACTTTCCGGTCTTCATCCGCTGGTTGAATGCCTGTGGCGTGGTTCCAATCTGCCGGGCAAGCTCGGCTTCTTTCATTTTAGCTACAGCCGCAGCCATTTTGATTTTCGTGGAGAAATCCATACTTATCACCTCAGCTTCATTATATAGGCTTTCCTTTATTCTGTCAAGAAAAAAATTGAAAAATTTAGGAAAATCTTAAAGAAAAACCTTGACAACGTAAAGGAAATCCTGTATAATAAAGACGTAAGGCAGAGAGCGAAAGCCCCTTACAGAAAGGAGTGAGGTGAATGGAAGACATGAACGTAACCAAGGCGTTGCTCAAAGCAATCCTCGAACTCATCGAGAAGTGCGACACGCTGGAAGAGCTCAGAGAGAGCGTCAAGAAAATCATGGAAGAATAAAAAAAGAAGACCAGCCACCGTCCAAAGCAACTGATCTTCAACACCGAAACAACGGCGAGCCGGGAGCCTTACCCCGGCCGCCCTCTATTTTATCAGAGTAAGGCCAGAAAGACAAGAGGGTAACGCAATGAAGTACATTGATATCAACCGCAAGTTCACCGCCGCAGTCAGCAGCTACATGATGCAGGGCTACACGCTCAACAGCAGTACGATGGGCGGCAGCCAGGGTGAGGTCGCTCACATCGACCTCACCAACGGCACCGAGATCATCCGGGTGCTGCTCAAAGGTTTCAGCGATTACACGGAGATGGTCGCCGATGGCGGAATTGAGCTGATTGTTGGCCGGGTCACGGATGACGTTCACCCGAACAAGGCCAATGAGTACCGCACTGTATGGAACGACCGTCTGGAAGTTATCTCCAGCGAGAAGTTCTACAAGCTGAGCGGCCATCGGGATGACGAGCCGTTCTACGGCACCGAGGACGAGGCCAAGGCCGCCACGGAGAAGCGGTTCAGCCGCTACGCCAACCGGGACACCTACCGCAAGCCGGAGGACATCACCGCAAAGGCTGCCCCAATCGTCAAGCGGTACATCCACGAGCAGTTCGGTGTCCGCCGTGTGAAGATGGAGGATATCAATGTGACCAAGCACAAGGGCGTGGTCACCGTCACCTACCACAAGCACGTTGCCCAGCTGCACTAAAGAGGATAACGCGATGAAGAATCTGACAATCACCTACGACACCCTGCAGAACGGCGAAAGCGGCGAGGCATGTGTGAGCATCCCGATGGAAGACGAACAGGCAGAGAGAATCAAAGCTGCCTTTGAGGGATCGGGGATCATCTCCAAGCGGGAGGCGTTCGACCTCCGAGATGCGGTAAACGGATTCGTGAAGTTCTGCGAACGTGCCAGAGGTCGGGAATATGTGTCCGACAGCATCAAGACAGTTGAGGTCAAGGAGGTCTGAACCATGAAAAAATCTGAAATGCGTTCCGCACTTGAGCGGCTAAATCAGCGGCTGGATAACCAGTGGGCATACGCCCGGTCTGATGCCGAGATGGACATTGCTGCCGGCCGTGCCGAGTACAACGATGACGGAGAGAGGCTGCCTACCGAGCCGGAGATCAGCTACTACGGCATGATCGCAGCGTTTGAAACGCTGGGCGGCGAGTGGAAGCGCAACGCCGATGGCCGCCACTGGCTGTGCCTTGGCGGAATCGTGGCAAGCACCCAGAGCAAGTGATTTTGAAAGTTGTGCTATCTGGCTATACGGGCGTTCGGAGGATATGACGATGAGGTTTTACAAATATTCCGGAACCATCGCAGCGATGGGCTGCGACGGCAACAGACACGTCGAGTACATCAAGCTCTTTGATATGACCGACTTTGACAAGGCGCCCACCCGGCTGGAGGTTTTCGGTGCACTCGCCCAGTACATCTACAAGATTGAGGGAACCGATGCAGAAGAACGGTACATCAAGAGCGATTGGTTCTTTGACGACAATCTGCTCTTGCAGCGCATCGAAATCCCCGGCGATGCCAACCGCCCGGCCAAAATCATTGCCCAGAACCCAGACAACTTCGACCAGCTGGAAATCTTCGGCCAGCAGGACTACATCCAGACCGACAAGCCGGCATCCATGCCCGGCGAGGAGTGGTACCGCTGGGTTATGTGGGAACGTGAAAATATGCGCAGGAGGTGATGGAAAATGTTTGAGGTGAAAGAGCGCAACATCCGTGAGGCGTACGATCTCCTGAAGTTTATGACCTCTGACCCGGCCGTTGCAGAGAAGAAAGGCAAGACCGCCATCTATGTGGCCGATTTGAAACGAGCCATCAGGGCGTACACCAACCGCCCGGCTCCTGATGCACGAGTAATCAAATACTACTCCTACGGTGATGGCTATGTGGAACTGTACCGCTTCCCGGCTGAACTGGCCGATGCCACCTACGATGAGGTGGTGGAGTGGTTCAACGATAACAAGCGGTTGTGTGGCGGCGGTGGGCAATACGACTGCACCGGAGAGAAGTTCACCGAATGGCGGCACATCTTTAAGCGCCGCGATGGCTGGTACGCATATCACTCTGTTGGAATCGATGTTTGAGGGAGGAAGAACGATGACAGACGAAAAGATTATTGCCCGGATGCAGGCCGATCAGGAGCAGGGCTGGCCTCTCTGCCCTCGCTGCGGCGAGAGGATGCCGGACAAGCTACCCCATGGCGCATTGAGCCGCCATGCGAAAGGCGTGTACATCTGCGAGGCCTGCGGCACCGATGAGGCCCTCCGGGACTGGGGCGGAAACGTCAAACCTCTGTCTGACTGGGTTCTGGTTCGCGTATACAATGGAAATCTTCGGAGGTAATCGATATGGAAGAAATGCTCCTATCCCTGAATGGACCGTGGTCAAATGCAGCCTGCATCGGCTACTGCGCCATGGCAATGCGCAACGCTGGTTTGAGTGAAAAGACGCAACGCAAAGTCCTTGACGAGCTGACCCGGTGCTTTGACGATGTGAGCGTTGAAGATGCTGCGCAGATGAAGTTCTAAGAAAACAAAAAATCCCCCTGCGCTGGCCCGTAAAGGTCAATGCAGGGGGATTTTTTGTGTCAGCTTGTACTTTACGACAACGGCGATAATAGCCGCTCCCAACAGGCCGAAGGCCAGCTCTGCCCAGTGGCCGCAGCTACTGCACTGACGAAAAGCGAGCGACAACAAGGGTGCAACGAAGGGCAAAAACAAACTGATACAACTAATACAAAATAGACAAAAAAGCAAAGCAAAGTTTGGTGGCTATGCCTGTATCAGCTGTATTAGTTTTGTGGTATAATAATGGTGTCAAAAGGAATGCAAAAACAACGCAGGAGGAGCAAAAATGAAATACTCTTGGAATACAGCCCGTGGCGCAAAAATCGACCTCGACGTTGACAAAAAGGTTGTCACCGAAGAAACCATCTGGAGTGATGGCAACGAGGTCACCGTGCCGTGCCACAAATGGCAGTACACCATCAATTCCCTGCTGGTGAATGGGCAGGAGATGAAGGAGGGTGCCTACAAGCAGCAGATCGGGCGTTGGCCGGAGAACGTGCATTACGCTTTCGGCGTGTATGTGATGGCCAATGGCAAAAAGCAGCAGGCATTCGTCGAGATCCCTGACGAGATCGAAAGCGAAATCTACGGCGAAGAGCGGGCCTATCAGAAAGCAAAAGTCGAAAAAGAGCTTGCTGTTGGCGAAGAACATGAAAAGCATTACAACGCCGTGATGGATATGCTGAACAAGTAACGAGTAGGAGGACACTATGGAAAACAACACCATCCGTAATCTCGGCAAGCTGTACCACTTGCTGGACGAAGCCTGCACCCCTGACCATGTAAATCAGGCAGACCTTGACAACGCAGCGAGATTCCCTGTGCGTGGCGTGACGATGAAGATCGCGCTGGCGCACAAACTCCATAAAATGACCCCGGAGCTTGACAATGCCTGCTCCTACGCCCTGAAGGACGTTGACATTGAGGATGCAGAGAAAAGCTATTCGCTTAAGGCGTTGCCGATGGAACAGCAAGGGTTGTTCGTGATTGGGTATAACTCGCCCGATTACAAGACGCTTGGCGTGTCTGCCGTCAAAATCAAGGCAACCAGAGAAAGTGCAGGATTAACCATCAGGGCCTTGGCAGAAAAAACCGGGCTATCCACTGCAACCATTCAACATGCAGAGTCCGGCAAGGCAGTCTCGAGAGTGTCTACCCTCAAAAAGATCGCAGCCGCTTGCGGCGTTACCATCGCTGATTTACAGGGATGAGCCGCATGATATAGCCGCCATGCGAATATCGAGCGGTTTCAGGGCGATTGCATCCTCCATGCGTGGCGTATCTTCCCGGAAACGCTTGGTGCAAAGTTATAAGGGATGGAGCCTTGCCGGGCTTCCATGTCCCCAAAAATAAAAAATCCCCCGATGTTCAAAACGGAACACCGGGGGATTTGCTTATCCAAGCCTTATCCAAGCATTTTATCAATGCCTTTCAGCCGATAGCCTATCGCAGTCCGGCTGTAATGTGTCTGCGCTGCAATGTCCGGCAGCGGAAGCCGCTCAACGTACCGCAGTAAGGCTATCTTGCGGTCTACCCTCCCAAGCGGTGCGTTTTTAATGACAGCGGTCATCTGCTGTCGGTCAAGTTTTTGCAGCGCGGCGGGCAGCACTACACGAGCCGCCGCCACAGGCAGCACCGAGCCAAAAAGGCTGCGGCAGCTGTCCGGCGTTGCGTACCATATTGCCAATGACGGCAAAACGGTGACAAAACGTCACCAGTTTGATGGCATTGCCGAGGTGGTATGTTTTCGTGAGGTCAAGAAAACATCCGCGTGCGTATGTAGTGCTTGCCATAATATCCTCCTTACTGCTTTTTTGAAATTTTAACCCAGCGGGTTTTCATTTGGCGCGGGTATTGCTCCGGGTTTTTAGGCTTTCTTTTTCCTGTCCACTCAACACCGCCTGCTTTGCCTTCGCATTTATACCCGGCCGCCTTTAGCGAGCTGCCTGTCTCGGTGTCCAAAATGTACGTTACGACCTTTTTGTAACCCATTGCTCTTGCGGCGCGATATGCTGCGCCATATAGCATACTGCATACATCCGGCGTGCCATCTGTGCAAAGACGTGTGATCTCCAGTGTATAGCCATCGTCTAAAAATCTTGACACCGGTCTGCCGCAAATTGCGACACCGACAAGCATACCGTCCTTCGTGGCGCCGATAGAGAACTTGTGTCCAACAACGACTCCGTGATGTCTGTGATGCTCTTTGACGTACTCGTTTGCAGCCTTTAAAGTGACAGGGCATAACTCCAGCATTTTTGTTACACTTCCTTTCTTAAAACCGCTTTTGCGCGGTCAAAGAAAAACTGGATCACCGCGCCGATGGTCTCATCAGTGATAGCCCAGCTGATGAGCCTGCCGTATTTGCTGGCGCTCAGAGCGGCCCGGAGCATCTTGACGACCCACGCCTTGCGCTCTGCGCCCCGCTTGGTACCCTGGATCTCCTGCTCGGCCCGCTCGATGAGGTCCAGCACCAGCGGCTTTACCGCTGCGCCATAGCCCAGCCGGACGCAGCCAAGGGCGTAGAAAATAAAGCCTCCCAGCATCAGCACTGCCGCCACCGGGGCGGGAATGACGCCCAAAATGTTATTGATCGTTGCCATGTATTACTCTCCTCTCTCTTTTTCGAGGTCTGCAATGCGGTGGTTTGCCACCTTCATCTGCTCTTCGAGCACCGGCACACGCTGGGCGAAGTTGTTGTGCGCCCGGACTTCCCGGGTCAGCTCCTCCAGCTTTGTTTCGGTGACGGCCTGCTGCTTGTCCAGCTTGGCGTCCATGCTCTGAGCGGTGCGGTTGTTGGAGACAAACGTGCCGATCAGGCTCAGACCGCCGGTGATCAGTGCCACAATAACCGCTTCGCTCATGCGCCCTCCCGGAGACGGGTCAGACCCTTCTTACGGATGATTTTGGGATAGTTGACGGTCGTCACGTCGAGATCCACCGGCCCATTGATGCCCGGCACACGGCCCTCACTGCTGTGCTGGTGGGCGCCATACTTGAACTGAACCTTCGGCGTCTTGCCCGTGTAGTCAGCCAGCCAGATGTCCCACCGCCCGGCCAGCCTTGTCATGTCCAGATGGACATTGGCGTAGCTCGTGTAGGTATAGAGCTGGGCGAAGAAGCCCATCTTCTCGATCTGCTCGAGGTGGTAGGCCGCGAGGTTGGTCAGGTCGTTCGGCTTCAGCACGGCAAGCGTTTCATTTTCCATGTCTAACGCCACCGGCAGGGTCAGCTCTTTGCCCCGCAGCGCCTGTCTCAGTGCAGCCAGCTCTTCGTCAGCCAGTTTCTCAGTGGTGGCATTCGTGTAGTAGTAGACGCCAATATCCAGCCCTGCCGCTTTTGCATTGGTATAGTTGTCCTCGAAGGTGGGGTCGATGTAGGGGACACCGTTGCGATTTCCTACGGCCCGCAGCATCGCGCCTTTGTAGCCTGCCGCTTTTACCTGCGCCCAACCCTCCATTTTGATGATCCCCTGCCACCGGCTCACGTCGATGAACCGGTAAGGAAGGTCTCCCTCCCAGCCGGTCACAGCCTCTGTCCCGGGGGGTTCGGGAGGTTCCGGTGCGGGCTTTGCCTCTTCGGCATCCTGCTTGTCCCCCGGGCCAAAGATGGCCCGCACCAGCTTTTCCAGCAGCTCCAGAAGTTTATCCATTGTAGTAGTCCTCCCCCGTGATCTCCTTGTACTGCTCTTCACTGATTTCGCCGTCGGTCACCCGCCTCGACAGCTCGGCTTTGACTCCGGCGCGGCGGCTTGTGGGCATCTCTGCCCATTCCTTGGTGCCGGCGACCAACCGGTTTGCCCAGATCTTGTCCATTTTGAAATCCTCCTTACTTGTTGACGGCGGCATCCAGCTCGCACAGCGAGTCCTCGATAGTCGCCAGCCGCTCCTGTGATTCCATGTCCTGCTCGCACATGGCGTCCTCGATCTCCGCGCTACGAGGCCGGGCAGTTCCCTGAGCTTCTGCTCCTCTGCCAGCCTCCTGTGGAGCTCTTTCAGGCCCTTTTCTGTTTTGTGTAGACTTATCTCCATAAAAGCCTCCCTCCTGCTGTTATACAAAAATATGGGGATCTGGCAACCCAACTCCCCATATGAAAGCAATCACTGCACCAGTGCAGCGATTGCCATCAAATCACAGAGCGGCGCATCATAAAACGCTGCCGCCCACAGCCAGTAATACTCCAAATCCAAGCGGCGGTACTGCTGGCAAAGTGTCGATGCCCACACCTTATCCCAACGGGTCTGATAGTCAGCATCCCGGCGGGCGAGTGTCCGCCGGATACTGTCTACCAATTTCCCACGCTGCTGGCCGTTGCCATCGTCATCCTGACTGAAATAATCGAGAGCGTTCTGGCTTCCAATAGTACATATACGCTGGAACTGGTACATCAAAAAACCGTCCTGCTGCTGCAGAACGGTTCCATACGGGATATTCACTTTGCCGGAGATACCGTCGAATCGTGCCCGGCGGCGGGCGATATAGCGTTTATGCTCCATGGTTAGACCTGCTCTTTCTTCTCGGCGAGCATACCGGTCAGCTCGGCGTAGTGCTCAGCGTTCAGCTTGCCGGCGGCGTAGAAAATATCGATCTTCTCCGCCAGACCATCGGTACTGCCGCGCTCGATCATGCGCTTGCAGGTGCGATACAGAACCATTTCCGTTGCTTTGCTCATTGCCTTTTCCTCCTATCAGGTGTTCTCAGTGTCATCCATATCGGAGACATTCAACTTCAGAAGGGTCAGGCGATAAGCCTGATCCACGTTCATCTCGTCGGCATCCTCGATGGCAGCTTTCGCCTCCATAATCCAGCCACCAATGTCGGTCGGCTCCAGAATGACGCTCTCTGCATCATCCAGAGGCTTCCGACCAAACAGGTGGTACGGAGTGCCGGCATAAGAAATGCCCGAAGCATCAGGCTCCGGGCAGAGGATATAACAGCCGTTGTCGGCTTTTTTGATGTAGGTCACGTCCTCGGTCAAGGCAAGGACGGTGCCATCACTGGCTTTGACAATTTTTTTGAGCAAGGTACTTTACCTCCAAAAATAGCGTAGCAAAGCCGCCGCAGACGCAGCAGCCGCCCGTGGTCATCAAAATTTTTGTAGTAGGCTTCTTGGCAGCACATATACTGCGCTACCTCCTGTAAAGTCCGTTTCCCGGCCAGCCACTCCCTGTGAAAAAGCTTGAGTTTCCGGCGGGCACGTTTCACGCCATCACGGCTGCCGTTCACCTTGATTTTTCCGGTTTCGGTCAGCGTGAAGCGTGCCTTGCACCACCTAAAAGGCTTTGTCAGCGGGATGATTTTGCACTTCTTCCGGTTTACTGGGATGCCCAAAGATTCAAAGCGACGCACGATTTCATGGCCCAGTTTCTTCAGTTCTTCCAGATCCGGGAAGATAATGAGGTAGTCATCCATATAGTGGCAGACGGCTTTAAGGCCCAGCTGACACTTCATCCAGTTGTCAACCGCACTCGGCAAAGCCACCATTTCCTGCTGGCTCAACTCAACACCAAGAGGCATCCCACGCCCAGGAATGGACGATGGCGCACTCTTGACAATAGAGTCTGCCAAACACCGCAGGTCATCGTTCAGGATAAGCTGCTGGTGCCGCTGATAGATGATTGACTGAGGGGCATAGGGAAAGAACTTTTTCAGATCGAGCAGCAAAACGCCGCCCGCACGGCCATATTTGCGGTAATGCCGGGCGAGCTGCTGTTTGATGCGCTTGTACTGCCAATGCAGCCCTTTTCCCTCCCGGCTTGCTCCATTGTCATAAATCAAGCTGGGAGAGTAAAGGGGCACCAGCACCTCTTTACTGAGGACTTTATGGATCTGTCGATCCGTGATATGCGGAGCGTCAATCGGGCGAACCTTGCCGCGCTCACAAAGGGTAAAATGCACATAGGGCTTCGGTTTCCAACGCTTTTGCATGACCTCACGCCGCCGTCTTGCGGTGCCTGAAAACAAATGCCGTTCAAAATTCTGGACAGACTGTTTCCAGCGAACATTGTTGCAGCACTTCTTGCCATACATATACATTGTGTGATAACTGAACACTTCACCGATGGAGCCAAGAGCTGCGCAGCGGGCATCTCGCCGGGCTTGCCGTGCAGCTTTACGGCGCTGGTATCGCGCCTCATGCCGTTCCTGACTTGTCATAAAATTATTCGCTCCTCGTACAGATGTTTGTCGGGCACCATCTAATCTGCGTTACGCTGACACATGAAACAAGGTCAGGTGCGTCCCTTGCCATGCAAGAAGCGTCCGTGTCAGCATATCGAAAAGCAGCTTTAAGGCTTTACGCCCAAGGAAGTATCTCTCCTTTTGCATGGGTCGTCTTTCGCCGGAGCTACTCCATTTGACCCAGCATTGCAAAATCCGGGAACCAGCGCCAAAGAACGGTTTGCATTGTAATTGTTTGCGCCCCCGCCCGAGTCCACAGCACAGAAATTGTTGTTGTTATTGTAGTTAGGGGACCGCAGCCGCCACGCCGCCGCCAAGCAAGTTTACAGAGATACACCTACTCTTAAAAATCAGGCTTTCGGATTGAGTTTTTCAAGCATACCTTTCAAAAGGTCGTCTTCCTTGTCAATCAAATCGCCCAACTTTTGAGCCATTTTATCCAGCTTTTCCATCGCCTTACTCGCATCAACGCTTTTCCCTGTAGAGGTCGTAAAACACCCCTGCGGGTTCTGAGACATGATGAGGTAGCAGTGAGTCAACTGGACATCCAGCGCCATCAAGGATGCCCGTGCTTCCAACAGATGCGCCTTGCGGAGCTGCCTCCGCTGGCTATCTGAGGGAAAGATGCTGTTGGCCTTTTCCGCCTGTGCGATGATCTCACAGGCCAGTTTGGCCACCGGCTCCGCAATCAGCCGGGAATACCGGGCTGAAAGACGGGTCAGAAAGTTTATCGTTTCGATGTAAATCGCATTGGCGACATTAACGTACTCGGCTTTACTTTCTGTGCGCTTGGATTTCAAAACAGACATACTTTAGTCTCCTTTGGGGTCATCGAGGTCGATTTCCCCTTGCTCTCGCTCGACTTCTTCAAGGTGCTTGAGCAGAACATACTCTATGTAGTTCGTGATAGACCGATGTTCTTTTGTTGCCAAAACACCAATCTTATCGAAAACCTCATCGGACAGGCGCAACGTGAATACGCGCTTGTTGGTTGCCATACAATACCTCCTATCAAATAGGTTTTGAAAGCATTGTATAGCATTTTTGATGTAATGTATGCACCCATAAGGCAGTCGAGTGATAGCATTTTGGGCTGTTTTTCAAAAATTCGCGCGGGGCGCTGACGCGCCCTTTGGATTTTTTGAGGGGAACTTTCTGCTTCTCGCCCACTTCCGTGGGCGAGAGTAGGGCGAGAACCCCTGCGGGGGATTAGGCAGCAAAGCCGGGAACCAGCGCCAAAGAACGGTATGCACCGTAACCGTATGCGCCCCCGCCCGAGTCCACAGCACAGAAAGAGTAGGTGTGACTAGCGTAGGTAGGGGACCGCAGCCGCCACGCCGCCGTTTCGGCGGCGGAATGCTTATAGGCAATCTTCGAATTTCCGGCCTTAAAGTATTCGTACTGCGCCTGACTACTCGGCTCACTGCTATTTGCGTAGGTTCTGGAACCGAACACTTCAAACTCTGCCAACAGCCACAGATAGTCGGTGGTCGCCGTCACGGCACTGGCCGAATTAGAGCCACCTCCGGTGTTATCCGTATACTTGGTGACGGACTTCATTACGGCCCTCAAATCGGCCGGCAGCGCAGCCAGAAGCGTGTTTGCTGTCGGATTGGTCGGGTCACTGGCAGCGCCCAGAACAGTAGATCTCATCTGGGTCTTAGCCCAACCACCGCTGTTTGTATCGCTGGTATTCATCGTGAACGCACCCGAAGTCGTGGTATAGCCAGACGGGTCATAGTAGCTATCCACGAGTCCCACAAACTTACCGCCGATCTTGCCCAACAGGAAGTGGATGCGGTTGCTGCCCTCCTTGCCGGAATTGTGGTTGAAACCGATGATAAAGGCATCAACTTTCAAGTTGGAGATCGTAGTTGCGCCCACCTTGCCATTAAGAGTGATTCTCTTGGTGTCGCCTACGGCCCAGTAGTTGGCGCCCTTATCTGCATCCGCCACCTTCTTGATGACCTTCCACTCGTTTTTGTCGAGCACCGGATTCACATAGTCCAGCGTCAGAGTATAGTCCTTATACTCCGTAGCGTTGATTGCCTCCGAGGTGCTGTCATCACCCTTGGTGGCGGTGATCGTCCAGCTTCCAAGCGTGGGCGGGTAGAGGGTGACGGAGCCGGTCTCATCGGAGCCAGTGATGGTGGCAGTCAGCGTGGCGTCGCCGCAAGAGGCAGTGATGGCGCTGCCGATGGGTGCCGTCAGCACCAGACGGCAGAAATGCACGGTCGCCGTGTAGGCTCCTCCGTTTTCGGTGACAGATACAGCGGCTGTGTCACTCTCCGCGTCGTCCTTGTGGGCGCTCACGGTGTAGGTGCCGGAGCGCTTGAGCTTGACCTGTGCTGTACCGGTGTCGTCTGCCGTGGCGGTGTATGCCTTGCCGGTGGGCAGGGCGGATGTGACGGTCGCCCCGGGTGCGGCAGTAACGGTCAGAGTTGCCGCAAAGTACGGCAGGGTCAGCGTGTACTTGCCGCCCACGGTCTCCACGTCGATGGTGTCATCCGTGGTCAGACCGGCCAGCTTGGCCGTGACCGTCCAAAGGCCCATACGGGGCAGAGCCACGGTGTAGCTGCCGCCGCTGTCTGCCGTGCCGGTGATGGTGCTCTGGCCGTCGGTCAGGGTCAGGGCGCTGCCCGCCGTGGTGGTGACAGTCAGCTTGGGCAGGGTGTTCCCCAGCACAGCGTCCAGCGCATCCTGAAGGTTTGTCGCGCCGGTGCCTGCCGTATCCTCAAAGGTGATATTTTCCGCCGTCAGGCCGTCTTTGAGGTTGTCCATCTTGCCTACCATCTCTTTGACGGCGGCCTGCACGCTGTCGGCTTCCAGACCGGCGGCAGGGCCGTCAAAAGAGATATTCTCGGCGGTGATGGAGGCGAAAAGCTCCTTGTGTGCCTCCGGGTTTTTGTCGTGCTCGGCAAGCAGCTTTCTGACCCACGCCTCCGTAGCAATGGCCGCCGGGTCTGCCGTCACGGTGACCTGCGCCGTGCCGGAGATGACGACCATGCCGTAAAATTCGAGCAGCAGATTACTCATCGCGGCTTCCGGGACGATCTCGAAGCCGTGGTCGTCCTGGAAGATGCAGACCAGAGCGTCGCTGCTGCTGTCATCAAGCTTGGCGTAGATGCCGATCTGATGCAGGGTGTAGCCCTGTTCCAGCCCCTTGTTGCTGATCTGGACTTTGAGCCGATAGACCGTGTCGTCTCCCTCTTTGTCCGCTGCGCTGTCCGCAAGGATAAGCGTCTGGCGCTGGTCGGTCACTGCCGTGGCTTTGGGCAGGTCGTCGGCGGCCACGGTGCCAGCGCCGCCAACTGCCCGAGTAAACGTCATGCGCTTACCGGCCATAGCCTCGGTCAGCATAGCCACACCAAGCTGTGTGTACGCGGATGTGTTCCAACTCATTTTATCGATCCTCCAATCTCAATTTTGCTCCGATTTGCGCGTATACGCCCGCTGCTGCCGCACCGGCAAAGGCTGCCACCCTGCCGCTCTGCGGCGGTATCTTGCCCCGCACCCGGGCGCTCATGGTGCAGTACATCCCGCACGGAGCACCGGCAATATAAGCAGAAGTCAAATTTCTTGACGATATTTCATAAATAATCCTGTCCAGATGTGACCGCAAATTCTTGTAGCAGATGATTTTTCTGCAAATCTGTTCGTGTTTGGCAGTATCGATATAATCCACCGGTATTCTGAGCCGGAAATGGTAAGGTGAACCGTCGTAATCAAACCATTCCTCGATGACCGGATTCGGATAAAGTGCCGCTATTGCGGCTTCCACTGCCGCTTTTGTTCCACGATGCCTATGCACATACCAACTGCCCTTGATTGTTTTGCGCTTTTCTTCAAGGGTATAAGACTTGTCATACCAATCTACAGCAAAGTCTTTTGCCAAAATATCCAGCAGGTCTTCCGGTAGTTCATCGATGCGAGTATAGATTTGGCCGAGGGTGATTTCATCAAGCCTCATTTCCAGCACGTTGGCGATGGAATGAGCCAGAGCGACCATTTTCGGATCTTTCTGGAGCGCAAGCGGGAAGGAATCCATCATCCGCTCGGCGGTCAGGCCGTTATTCATCCTCGTACCCTCCGCTCTGCACGGTGACTGTACCCACCTTGGCTACCTGCGGCACCTTGTCCGAGGTGAGGTCAACGGACGGTTTTCCGTCTTCCAGCGGAGTGAATGCCGGCTGTTTAAGGTCAACACGTTTGATGCCGACTTCCAGCAGCAGATACCGCAGCTTGTCGGGGTTGATGTCCCGGCCCATCTTGCCGGACTGCCATTTGATGTACTGCTGCACGGCCTCGTTTACTCGTGTCTGTGCGTCAGTAGCGGAAATGTCGCCATCGCGGGTCAGATAGTAGGTCAGGTCGATGTTGTAGGTCACAACATCGGGGTCACCAAATATGACACGGTCGGTCAGAGGCCGTACCTCATCGGCAGAGCAAATCTCCACCATCGCTTTCTTGGTTTCGTCCGGGGCAATGCTGCCATCATCCATGACGGCGTACAGGCAGACAGTGCCGGGGCTTGGGTTGTTCGCCACCACATCGGCGATTTTAGTGGACACGCTCTTGGCGAAATACTTGTAGCTGCCAACAGGCCCTGCGCTGGACCACGCCGCCTGACTATCAAGCAGCAGTTGGTAGAACTCGTCATCGTCCGGGGCATCGCTGCCGTTGGCGCTGGCCGTGACGTTGGAGCAGCCAGAATAATAGTCGTACACATCAACAATGGTGTTAATGTCGCCGACCGCAAAGTCGTTTCCGACAGTGCCGGAGGTCTGGCATACCACCGTAACGTCCGTATAGGTCGAACCGATAGGCACATATTCATCTGCCGTGGTTGCCCAATACAGCGAGGCGTTTGCGTCCGTGACGCGAGTGCCGGACGGGATGAGGATTGCGCTCTGCCGCGCCTCGCTGATGTTGAAACGCATGGTGCAGGTTGCTGCGGTAGGCTGCGGGCGCTGCTGCAAGTAGAACAGCTCCGCCAGCGCATCCAGATTCTCGCCCTCTGCCCGGCTGGGCAGATTCTGGTTGTCAGCGTGGTTGTTGAGGGCACGCTCGTAGATTATCGCGTCCTCAATCCACGAGATAAACAGCCGTTCCGGGCTGCCGGGGCGCACGGATGTGCCAAAAAACTGCTCATACCCCGCACAGAGCAGCGCATCCAGTTCGTCAACATCGGTGCTGATGAACTGGTGGTCTGCGGTACTACGCATTGATGCTCACCTCCACAACGGGAAGCATCGTTCCGGGGTTGTCCTTGGAGGATTTGAACGTAGTCCCCATATAAGTGGCTCTCGGTTCAAACCGTTCGATGGCTTCTTTAATAGCAGCGCAGAGCATAGGCTGCGCCACGTTTTCCGGCCGGTCGAGAATGTTCGCAATATCAATGCCAAATTCCCGATAGCAAGGCACCGTGCCTTTCGGTGTGGACAGGATGACGGCGATGTTCTGTAGAACGCTGGTCACGGTATCCTGTTCTCCAAGGGAAATGGTGGTCAGGTCGTTTGCCGATACCAAGTAGTTGCTCACAAAAATCACCTCATTCTCTCTGGTATTCCAACAAAGAAACGCTTGCGGTAATCCATGTCGGCGTACCGAAAGCGTTTGTGTGCAGGGTCTTAAATTTTGCAGATTTGATAACCCACCGATAGCTGCCGTAGACCACATTGCCGAGAACGAACGGCAGCGTAGTCCCGTTGAGGACACATTCTTTCAGCCGTTCCCGCTCCTTGGCGGGATTCACGCCGAGGTATGCAGCCAGCTCAATGTCAAACGTAATCGTTTGGGCATCGGTGCCTGTAAACTCGGTCAGGGCAGGACCTCCGGTGCGCTGGTGGGTCGTGTATCTGGCCGACACATTCTGCACCATGTTCTTGATGGTCTCGACATGACTATCAAACACGGAAAAGCTGATGTCTCCGAGGCAACCAACGATCACGGATAAATCCCTCCCAGAACAAAACCATCAGCATTGAAGCACGGGAGGTACAGGCAGACCACCGTATCATCAACGGCCGGCAACCACCACACCACATGAGACTTGTGCTGATGGTCGGTGGAGTTGTCCGCTCCGATAACCTTTTCCTCTTCATCCCAAATCTGGCGGGAGCCATCCATGGTCTTTTTGATTTCAAGGTTGTAGGGGCTGGGGTGGATATACTGGTGATTATGCTCACCGGCTGACTCCGTATAGACAATGGCTTTGTAGTGCTGCATCACCGGGAGCCAGCCGGACGTGATGCCGGTGTCCTCAAACTTACAACGGACAAGGCGCTTTTCTTTGTTCACATCGGTGACTTTACCGAGGCGAACATCAACAGCAGTGTTCATCAGTACCCTCCTAAAACATGACGGCCGGAAACCTGCGTGGTGTACCCGCCAGAGCCAGTCACGGTATGTTTGGCCTGCTTCACGATGTACTTTCCATCCCACGGCCCGAAGTCCTTAGCCTCAAACGTCAGACCGGCCACCTTGCCCGGATCACCGGAATAGGTAAAGCCCACCTGACGCTCAAACTTGTTGTGCAGTCGGAGCTTTTTGGCCGCCAGTTCTTTGGCCTCGGCCTTGCTCGTGACCGGGGCATAAACTTCCAGCTGCTGGTTGGTTTTGCTCTTGGCATCGTAGTCCTTGACGTAGGCGATACCCTCAAGGGGCTTGCCGTTCGGCCCAACATAGGACACCCGGCAGGACGCATACTGCGTTCCGGCCTGGCCGAGCGTGTGGCTCCACTTGATATAGCTCTTGTCGTCCTTGGTGACAGTCCAGGCAGAATCTTTTCCCTCGTATTCCTTCTGGTCGAAGATGACGATTTTGCCGTCTGTACATTTCAGCGACAGGCCGGCATCATGGCACAGCTGCGACAGGAAGTCGATGTCAGAGCAGCGGTACTGCTCCACACGCTTATACTCCGGGTCTTGCTTTGCAAGAAACTGGGATTGCATACCGTTCTTCTTCGCCATTTCATTGGCGATGCCGGATAACTTGTACTTTTCCCAACCCTTGCTCTGCTTGGTCTGCCGGATCTGGCTGGTATAGGGCAGCCCCGTGGCCTTTATGGTGATGATGTCGGGCGGGCTGGATGCGTTTATGCTGTCCAACTCAAACTCCCCGCAGTCCAGCGCCTCATCCTTCCCGTCAGAGTGCCAGTTGCAGGTCGTGATGGTAGCCCGGATTTTCAGGCCGCCTTCACCGCTGCCGGAAGAACTGCCGCCAGATTTACCGGAGATCTCGCTGGCATCGACCCAGCCATAGACCCGGGACGTTCCGTCCGTGTGAATAACATGGTACGGGTGCAGCGCACCCTGTTTGATGATGGTGATCTTGGCCGGGCCAGCCTTTGGTGTTCCGTTTGCCTTTTTGTCGGTAGATGCCTTGTAGTGAGGACCACCGAGAAACTGCACCACGTCACCAACCTTGTAGCCATCAGAAGATGCGGCCGACACATCGCCGTCCAGCATCTTCTGGAGCCAGTCGGTCATCCAAACGCCCTCCCGGTCTTGGAGTTTGATCTGCAGGTCGTCACTGGCATCTTCCTCATTATCGGTAAATGTCAGCGACAGCAGGTAGGGCTTGATGCTGCTGGTGATGTCCACACCGTCAAACTCCACAGTACACTCGGCATGGCGGGCGGTATTTTCGTCGCTCATGTGACCACCTTCTTCCACGGGGGCAAGGTGGAGCTGGTTTGTGTCTCGGTATCCGGGAGCGTCAGAACGATTCCGGCCGGGAACACAAAATAGCCCAAGTGCTGCGGATTAGCAGCCATCAAGTTGGGAGCATAGGCGCAACTGCCGAGCTGCTTATAGGCCACGCTGTCCCAGCGGTCGCCTTGCACAGTCGTATAGATTTTACTCATGCATACCTCCCTCTGAAATCATCGTCCTCTGCATCTTTCACGATTTCGAGGACAAGTTCTCTCAGGCTGTCATTCTGGGCATTCAGGACGTTTTGTAGCTCGGCAGTATCGGATATACCTGAGATATGGTAAACCGGCGAGAGCGATATAGGAACCGTGCTGCGTGCTGAGGAGGAGCCGCTGCTCTCTGGCAGCTCAGCGCTCATGGGGGTAACGCTTGCGCTCTCCATCTCCCGTCTGGTTTCCGAGGCCGTCAGAACAGATTCCCCGCCGTTGAAGTAGACCAGCTCCGGGCCATGCTCACCAACGAGGGCAAAGCCGGGGGCCGCATCTTCCGTACCAACAGCAAAAGATAGAGCGCACAGAAACCACCGTGCGCTCTTCGCTGCCGGGCTGCTGCTCCGTTGCCAGCGGGATGACCCGATGGATGATGTACGGGGCTTTCTTCTTGGCGGAACGACTGTCGGGCAGCCGCATCAGATAGACTTCCGGGGCACGGTAGGCCTGTTCGGTATCGCCCTGCTGCATAGCCACCGGGAGAATCATATCGGCCATGATTTTCTCCGTAAATGCTTTCAGCTGCTCAAGCAAAACAACGCTGGTCATATCAGACACCCCATCCGTTCAAAATTCGCGTGATTTCATGCTCAATGCGTTTTTCGTACACCTCCGCCATCTTGTCCTCGACCTGATCTGCAACACTTTCGTTGGTTCCAATCATCTGCGGCGTTGATGGACCATACAGTTCTTTCACAGGGAAGCGGCTGGTGCCGATTCTCTCATAAACACCGATATGGCTACCCATCTTTGCGCTAAATGCGTGGTCGAGGGCTTTTTTGGTACTCGTTTTCATAACGCGGGTAACGACACGACCAGAACGGTCTATGCTCGTATCAAAACGCGTCAGCGGAATAACAGAGCCACGGTAGCCAAAACTTACCGTGATTTCGCCATCTGACGAACGGTTGAAATGGTTGACATTCTTTGTGCGGTTGACAAACTCGCTCGCACTAAGCGCATACTGCTCCGTTACGGCTTTCTTGGCCTCCGTTTTTCCTGCATTTGCAGCTCTTGCAAGCGCAGAACCAGCAGCCTGTTGCCAGCCGCCTTTGATGCCAGACAGAAGTGCAGACACTCGGTCAATATCCGATTCAACAGTCACTGCAAGAGCAGCCGCCGGACGTTCTTTGACGTTAAGAGGCTCGTAGGACATATATTCTTGCCAGCTCATTCGTCAATCGCCTCCAGTTCCACCCGCAGCATCCCCATCTCGCAGACAGAGGATGCCACATAGTAGTTTCGGACGAATCCATCCTCGTCAATGCTCAGCTTGCAATCCTTCTCAGGCTGCTTTCCGCCGAGGGCTGCAATATTGCAGTGCAGCACCCGGCTGACCCGGTACAGACCCTGTGCATGGTCGCTGATGGTCTGGCGCACTCGTTCCTTTTCGGAAAGCCCGGTCAGAACCAGAGGAACATCAGGGTATTCCTCTCCGTCATAGTAGACCGTATGTGTCTCGGCGAACTCGTCCAGATTCAGAAAGACGCTGTTCAGGTCTTCCCGCACAGCGTCCTTAAAGGCGCTCACGCCGTGGGCATCGCAGCAGACAGCTCCGGGCCGCTGGCGCACTCATCGCCGGGAATTACTTCCTCGGCGCAGATGGCCTCGATGAGTGCATCTTTGGTTTTGAGCTGTTTCGTGTCGATGCCCATATCCGCCGCCAGCTTTTTCAGATTGGCAACGGTCATGCTGCGCAGCTGGTCGGGGGCAAGGGTGGCCGTCTCCGAGCCGCCCTGCGAGGCTTCCTCGTCAGGGGTGTCGTTACCTTCCGCAGTTGCCGGAACGTCTGCAGGGGCTGTTTCCGGGGCAGTGGGAGCGGAAAACACATATTTCGCCACACCCAGCCCGATAAGGCGGGCTGCTTCGGCATCGCTGACCTCACACCGCTCGCCGCGCGAAACAGTGTGAACACCTGTTTTGGCGGGGCAGCCGTAGCCGCCGCAAAGAATTTCAACAATCATCGGTGTACTCCTTTCAGGCCGGACTTAACCGACCACGTTCTTGGCGCGAATCCAAGGGATATAGTTCTTGGGCGCAGCCAGCGGGCGGGTCTTCAGGCTCATCTTACGCACATCGTTCTCCTGATCGATGCTGAACTTAGGAACGCGGCGGGCGGCGATGGTGGAGTGCTTGGTATCGCCGTAGTTGATCTGAGTGATAGCACCATACATCAGGTGACCGCAGGCCGGAGCCGTAATCAGCGCATCGGTCTTCGGGAAGTAACGCTGCTCTGCGTTGGCGGTGTCGACGTAGGTTTCATCCACGGAGATGAGGTTCAGCTTATAGCCGCGGAAGTTGAGGGTGCCACCGTAGGTAACGCCATCGTATGCGCTCAGTTCCTGCTCGATTTTGCCGACGATGATGCCGGAGTTCTTATTCAGCAGACGCTGAACCTTTTCCATGTTCAGGACGGCATCGTACACATCGGCACCCAGCAGCATGTCAACGGCGCGCAGGCCGCGCTTGGACAGCAAACGGCACATGGCAGGAACATCGCCGAAGAAATCGCCATCAGTCTCGTTCCACTTATGGGCCGCAGTGTAGATGTGGTCGTTCTCGTGACCGGGGTTGTAGAACTTCACGACCTTGGCCTCGCCCTTGGTCTGGTTGTCGATCATCTCCTGCATGGTGCAGCCGTTCTCCAGCATGGTCTGTGCGCACATCCACTCCTCGGTGCGGATGATGCGGTTGTCCATGTCCACGAGGTCGTTCTGAACCAGCCTTGCGGCACGCTGGGCGGGAGTGCTGTTGGCATAGATAGCCTCGCCGAAGCCGCGCTTGGTCAGGTCATCGACGGACAGTTCGCGGCTCACACCGATGGCAGCGGGCTCGAACTCGTGGATCTCGTAGCCCACGCGCTCCATCGGGATTGCACCGACACGAGGTCCAACGAATGCGGCCATCTTGCGGTCACCGTCCATGTACTCGGTCAGAACCTTGTCGGAGTTGAAGATATCGCCGTCGTCGGTGCCGAAGTAGCGGTCACGGAAGAAGGTCTGTCTGGGAACAGCACGCCGTTCCACGGCCATCAGGGTATAGGTATCGAAGAAATTCAGTTCAGCAGGCATTGTTGTATCCTCCTCACAGTGCAGGTGCAGCAGCCTTGAAGAAAATGCCGCCGTTACGCAGGGCATCCTTCTCAGCCTCGGTGATAGTATGGTCATTGATGGTGACACACTTGTTCAGGTTGAAGCAGCCGGCCAGATAGACGGGAACGGTCACATCATCAGTGGTGCCAACCTCAACATCATCGCACAGGATGGCGTATGCAGTCAGGGTCTCCGTATCACCGCTGGCAGCGGTGCCCAGCGCCACCAGCTTGTTATCGCCTGCGGTACCGCCGGACTTAGCCAGAACGGTGCCGCGCTTGATGGTGTCAGCAGCACCCAGCTTGCGGAGGGTGCCACCGCTGACAACCAGCTTGGGGTTGATGTCGGCAATCAGGCCGTCATACTCCATGGTGCCGAGAGATTTGCTCAGTTCGCTCATAGTAGTATTCCTCCTTACTTCTTGTCATCGTCGAGCAGTTCAGCAACGACCGCTTCGGCAGCAGCCATGCGCTCGGCCTGCGTCTTGGGCACGTTGCCCTTTGCATCAGGCAGGGCTTCCGGGTCGCCGGAAGCAGACGCGCCCGGAACAGCTTCCACACTCTGTGCACCAGATGCGGCGTTATCCGCCGCCAGATTCACCAGGAACTCGTGACCCTGCGCAGCAGCAGCCTTGGCGGCGCGGAATGCCAGCTCGCGAGCATCGCAAGCGGTCTCGCCGTACTTGGCCTCCTGCACCAGAGCGGGGTCAAACAGGCTTGCCACCGAATCGATTTCGGCCAGACGGTTGCGCTCCGCGCTCACGGCTGCGTCAACTGCGGCCTGCGGGTTTTCCGCTGCGGGGGTTGCAGTGGTGGGATTTGCATTGTTTGCCATAGTGGATTGTCCTCCTTCGTTGGACTGGGCGGCGGGTGCCGCCGGTGTATTTGCAGTAGCGGCAGCAGGTGCAGCCGCTTTAGCCATAGGGATGTTGTCGGGCAGCTTTACGCCGGGCATCAGGCGCAGGGCGTGACCCTTTGCGTAGATGGTCTGGCGGTCTGCGCTTGCGGAAATTGCCACGGGCTCGGCATCGTCCAGCAGTTCATTGGCAAAGCCTTTTTCGATGGCCTCCTTGCCCGTCATATAGGTGGTGTCGCCCATCATGTGCAGCAGCACGGTTTCAGACAGGCCAGTCTTCCGCTTGTAGATGGCGACTTGGCTCTTATCCCATGCATCATTGGCTTCCGCAGCCTTGCGAAGTTCGTCAGCATTGAGCGCGCCTCGAATGGGAGTCCAGCACTTGTGAATCATCACAAGGCTGGAAGGATTCACCTTTACCGTATCGCAGGCGCACATGATAAGACTGCCGCCAGACATGGCCACGCCGTCCACAATGCAGGTCAGCTTCGTGCCCTTGGCGGCCAGTTCGCGCAGCCTGTTGTGAATCAGGATGGAAACGCCCGCATCGCCGCCCAGACTGTCCATGCGGATGATGATCTGCGGGCAGTTTTCGACCTGCTGCAAGTCCGACAGGAACTCGCTCTCGATGATGTACTGTCCCGGAATCGGCTCGTCAGTCCACCAGTCGATGGGCTGCGTTTCCACGATTTCGCCGTACATAGTAATATCCGCGGTCTGGCCGTCAGTGCTGGCCATTGCGTAACAAGGCCGCTGGATGTTCACCTGCGGTGCGTTATTCGGTTTGGGCATTTTGCTTACCTCCCTGTGTCGTAATGCTGGCGGTGGTTTCGATTGCGCCCTCACTGCCAGCTGCTTTCAGCAGCTTATTTTCACGAGCCAGCTGTTCGGCGTTTTCGGTCCAGTCGCCGCCGCCCATCTCAAGGGTGACCTGTTCGTGGGTCTTAAAGGCGTGGTGCGTCTGGAGAACGGCTGCATTGACTTCCTTGGCGGGGTCAAGACTGCCCTGCACAGGGCCAATCCAGCGGGCGCCGCACCATGCAGCACGGAGCAGCGGGTCATCAAAAAAGCCAGGAGCGATTACTCGCCCACGGGCTACGGCCTCTGCCAGCCAGATTTCATATGCGGGCTGGCAGAAGCTGTCCACCAGCCATGTGCGGCGCATCTTGAACGCCTCCCATGCTTCCAGCAGGGCAGCACGGCTTGCCGAATAGCTGGCGTTGAACTCTTTCAGCAGCAGTTCGTACGGCATCTCAATGGCACCGCCCATCAGTTTGCACATCGTCCGAACGAACGTATCAAAGCCAGCAGTCGGGAGATTCGGATTTCCAAACTTGACATCCTCGTCTTGGCCGAGGTGAAAAACCTGACCGGGCCCCATCTCATATTCGGAATCACTGTGGCTGACATTGCTGGCCTGTGGATTATCCACAGGAACACCGCCAAGGTCACCGCTTCCAGTTTCGCTGAACGGAATGCCGCTCTTGGACGTGTTGGTGACAATCCACGCCGTGAAGTAGCTCTGGACCAGTGCTGCAATCAGTTCCGATTCGGTGTATCTGCGCAGCTGGAGCAGCGGTTCGATGATGGGCGCAATGAGCGGAACACCACGGTACTGGTCCGGGCGTTCCGATTCCATGATGTGCAGGATCTGGGGTAGCCCGGTAGTTGCGCCGACGGCCTCTACCCGCTGCCATGTGGTCGTATCGCTCTTCCATTCGTGCGGGTAGGTGTTTCGCACCCAGTAGGCCACGATTGCACCGCTGCTGTCTACTTCCACGCCGTCATAGATTTTGTTTCCGTTGCCGGGGTTTTTGCCCTCGGTGTAGCCCAGACCATCCAGCAGACCGCCGCACTTGTCCGGGGTGGACACTCGGTCGGCCTCCACCAGATGCAGCCGCAGGCCATAGGGATGCAGCTTGTCCGGGTTGCGGATTTTCACCACGGCGAACACGTCGCCGCTCATGAGCCAGCTTTTCAAGGCCAGCTGCTGCAAGCCGTAGAAGTTGTTCAGCCCCATGGCATCGCAGCTGCGGCGGTTCTCCGCCCACAGTCGGAACTCGGCCTCGGTCTTGGTCTGCCATTCTTTGGCTGCCTCCGGGGAAAGCCCCAGCACATCTCGGTCAATGGTTGCTTTCAGGTTCAGGCCAGTGCCGACCACCTTTGTGCGGTTGGTGTTGATGACACTCGTGGCAATCGGTGCGCTCATGTAGAGCATCCGGCTGCGCTGCCGCAGGGTGTCGGCGTTGTCGTGTATATCACTGCTCGGCGAGTTGCTGTTGGGGAAGAATGCCCGCAGCGCGCGCCGCTTGTGGGATGCGCCCGCTTCGCTGTATCCGCTGGCTTGCGGTGCAGCAGTGACGCGGTATCTGACGCTCAAAAGTAATCGCCTCCGTAAATTTCAAACTAAGCGGGCTGGCTGGGGAAAGGAGTAAAAAGCAGCCAGTCCGCGGCAAAAGCCCAGATGGGCTGTCACCCTAAAAAATTACCAATCGCGCGGAATAACGGCAAATGCCTTGCGGGCACTCTGGCTGTTCAGCAGCGCGGTCAGTTCATCGACTTTTTCCTCGGCCTCCTTGATTTCATCACTGAGTTTGCCGAGGTCGAGGCGTGTAAGTTCCCGGTCATCCAGACGGTAGCTTTTCACGCCGCCGGAAAGCAGCTTGTTGTAGGCCACATACAGGTTGTCAAGCCGCTGCGTGTGGAACTCCAGCCGCTTTTTGATGGTCACGGTATCCATACCTCACACCTCACCAGTCATCCAAAAGTTTCTCCCGCTTCCTGCCGGTTGGCTGGGAGCGGGAGATGGGTTGTTGAATATTTACCGCTGCCGGGGTGTCGACTGCCTTGCCACGCAGCTGTTTCAGCCTGCGGTCAATGGCATCGAGATCTTTCGGCAGCACCTTGAAAGCCGCCAGAGCGTAGTTTCTACAGTCCAGCGCCTCGTTGCGCTCATGGCCGGAGATTTTCTCCCACTGCCACGGATTGCGATGGCCATCCTTGTACACCAAATGCTCAGACAACAGGCCATTAAAATAGCCAAGGCCGTAATCATCCCGGCGCGGGAAGTGGCAGTACCGGGCGCCCGGCTCCTGCACTTTCAAATCGTCCATGATGATTTGCTTGCCGGAGTCAACGCCCAACTGGTACTGCCAGCACATCCCGATGTAGCGGTTCTGCACCGTGATTTTTTGCTGCTTCGGAGGGCTGGTAAACGGCCTATCAGAGCCGGGAAAGCCCTTGATGCAGAAAACCTTTTTGCCTATGCGGTCATGGCACCGCTGGCGTATTTCTTGGGTGAAATGACCGCCCTCGTCCACAAATTTGATGGACACAGGCAGTTCCACGCCATCGGCGAATTTCAGCTTGCGGTCAAACACCAGTTCGTCCAGCTGCTGCCAGACTTCATCGCTGTCAGGCCGTCCGCTGACGATGCCCTTTTCGATGCCCCATGTTTCCCCGAAGTGGCCGAAACCCACGATCTCGTACTCCATGCGGTCATCCTGCGTGTCAACGCCAGCAGTCAGCACCAGAACACCCTCCGGCAGTTCTGCGGTATATTCCTCCCTGCGGCCCAGCATGGTATCCTCGTCCTGCACATCGCCACGGTCTTCCCACAGCAGCCCAAGGCGGGTGTTGTAGACAACCTGCATCTTCTTGGTATCGCCCAAGGCGTTCAGGTATTTCAGCACAGTGTCTTTCCATGCCGCCCATTGGCTGACGAAGCTGTTCAGCCAGAAGCTGCGGATGCCGTTCTCATAGGCTGCCGGGTTTTCGGCCTGCCAGTGAGCGGGTGCCCGCTTCATGGTCACCTCGTCCGAAATGCAGCCGCACTCCGGGCAGAGATACCACACATCCTTGACCTTGTAGGTTTTCTCGCCGTGGGTCTCGATGGTGTCGTAATCGTACCGAATATCTTCCCAGCGCAGTTCGTGGAAGCCCTTGCAGTGCGGGCACTGGGATACCCAGCGTTCCATTGTGCCCTTGACGTAGGACTTGGCAATGGCACTGTGTCCCTTGATGGTGGGGGTACTGACCTCCACAGCCTTTGCATTATAAAACGTGGTCTGTCTGGCCATTGCCAGTTCCCAAGGGTCGCCCTCAGTGCCGGCGCTCGCAGCCCAGCGGTCACGTTCATCCCCCAGCACATAGCGGATGGGTTTCGATGCCAGAGCGTGCGCCTCGGTGGAGCCGCACATGGTCAGGATGCCGCCGGGGTAAGACTTCTGCAGAATGGTGTTGCCGCTGTCTCGGCTCTTGCTCTCTGCCACCTTTGCCCGCAGGGCAGGACAGTCTCGTATCATGGGAGCGATACGCAGCTTGCTGTACTCCTTGGCATCAGTCTGAACCGGGTGGATAAAAAGGATAGATCCGGGGTCAACGTCAATCGTTCTGCCGATGACATTGTTTTCAAATTCGCTCTTGCCGACCTGCGAGGAAGCAACGACAACAATGTGATGGACGCGAGGGTCAGAGTATGCGTCCATGATTTCCACCAGATAGGGCGTTCTGCTGTTGCGCCAGCGGCCTTGTTCGGCAGATGCTTCCGGGGACAGGACGCGGTTTTGTGCCGCCCACTCGCTGACCGTCACGTTGGGCGGCGGGCGAATAGCTGCTACCAGCTTCGACACCAGAGCATTCAGGCGGTCTACTGCGGCGTTGTCACTCATCCTCGTCACCGCCCAGTTTATCAGTCCACGACCGGCGTTCCCGGACGCGAGCCTCATACTTGGCCGGGTCATAGCGGAACAGAGCGATTTCCTCCGCAATCTGATTGACCTCGCCGCGCATATACTCTGCAACCTCAGCAGGGTCAGACAGAGCAGCGGCATTGATGGCCACCCGGCTGGGCAACGCCATCAGCGCGCCCCGGATGGTGTAGATAAGTTCGGCGGTCATAGCTGCCACATCCTCGCTGCGGTGCATCTGCCCGGACAATTCCTTGGCTTCTGCCTGTGCGATTTTGGCCTTGCTGGTCTTGAGCGTTGCCTCTGCCTTGGCCTTGACCCGCTCAATCTTCTTGGCCTCCTCAGCTTCTTCCTTGGTCAGCCCGCCACGAGAGATGCTGCCGATGTAGGCTTGCACGGCATCAGACAGCACGAATTTTCCACGGCTGACGGTGGTAAGCACGCCATCCTGTGTCAGCTGCTGCACTCTGCGGCCTGTGATTCCCAGTATCAGAGCCAGTTCGGTGGTGGTCACGTTTCTGTCAGCAAGTCTTTCTTTTGTAGGCATCCAGAAACCACCTCCTTTTCTGGTAAAACTATCTGGAAAATTCCTTGAAATTCGTTATACAAAGCGTAACGAAATGGCTGATTTTTCCCTTACTAACTAGCACGATTTCGGGGTCGTCGAGCCCGCTCATGGTAGGGTGCCCCCGTCACAGTACCTTTTCAGCACCGAACGACTGCTCCTGCCCGCTGTCGGGCGGGTGGAGTGCAGCTTCAACCATTGCAGGGTCATACACGAAGGTGAACTTCATGTCCTGCACAGGTACAGGCTTATCAACATAGATGTCTACGACAGGCATTGTGATACGCTCCTCTCTCAGATGCTGCGGATGACCTTGGCCTTGGAGTATGTCGGATGGTCTTTGGTCATCATGTTCAGGAACTCGTCTTTGGTAAAGCCGGACAGACGGAAGATTTCTTCAGGCTTCATGCCCAGCTGCTTGCCGATCTCGTCCACGGTCTTGCCCTCGTCAATGAGCTTCTTCACGATGGCTTTCATAGGGTCGAGCAGGTGTGTTCCGCGAGCTCGGTTGTGTGTGATGGTGCCGTATACATCGGCACTCTCGTCACCGTGATGGTCTACGACTACGACAGGCACCTTGCCGCCCAGCAGGGACAGCAGCGGTTCACGGCCTGATACTGTCCAGCGGTGGAAGCCGTCAATGATGGTTCCGTCCGGGCGTACCACGATGGGCAGCGTCCAGCCGTTGGTCAGGATAGACTGGATAAGCAGCTTCAGGTTTTCCTCGCTGACCTTGTTGGGGTTGTAGTCGTTGGCGTGAATAGTGTTGCGGTCTACCCACTGGAGGGATGCCAGCGGGGCGAATACATCAATGCTTTCCATGGTTCTGCTCCTCCTTGATGCGGGCGTTGTGGTCGTTGTAGATGGTGGTCCAGAGAATGCGCAGGATATGCAGCTCTGCCAGCTTCTTCACCGTGATGTTCATCGTGCGGCCTCCTTCCTGTCAGAAACGAGGTCCAGGACGATGGAGAACAGGACGGCGGCTACGACAACGTAGATGCGGATCGTGCTCATCAGCTGCCAGATGCCCATAACGCCAAGCGGAATCAGGATCTGCCACGAGGCCACGGTGAGAACGTCCAGTGCGAAGCCAAACTTCTTGCCGAAAACCAGATATTCGCAGTAGAGATAGGTAGACAGCGAGGAAATGGCGATGACCGTAATCAAGATAGCTTTCATTACGTTCAGCACCGGGCTGAAGCGCACCCACGTGAGCAGCGCAGCCAGCACCATGTAGATGCCAAACATCACGCCCGCCAGCACGAAGGCCTTTTTCATGTTGCCGCGCTTGGTGCCGTCCGTATTTTCATCGTTGTACTCAAACAGCGAATAGTAATACGGACAAGCAAATGGGCCAGGCAGCAGAAGTAAGCCGTTGTACACGCCAGCCTTAATACCAGCGGCGTTTACACCGGGGTCGATGACGGCGAATGTGCCGCCAGTGTACACCAGAGCAGCAGCCACTACTACGGCCAACAGGCCATAAACGACCACCCATGAAAAGCCATCGGACAGCACGTTGCGAATCATGCCATCTTTGAGCAACATAATCAGGAACGCCACGCAGGTGACGTACACGATAATCATGCCGCCCTTGGTTCCAATGGGTGTATCGCCGAAGATCTCGTAGATGCCGCTCATCTGCGTCCACGTCTGAAACAGCGTCAGCAGGCCGATGAAATAGAACATCACCTTGCTCTGCATGATGCGCCGGATGGACGGAACACGGTCAGCGAACAGGCCGAATGTGATACACGCCAGAGAATTGAACACCGCCCAGATGATTGCCGGAACTGCGCCGTATCGCAATGCAATGGTACGGAAGTTCATCAGACTGCCCACTCCCGCCCACGATGCGACAATGGAGCAGGCGTAGAAAATAGTGGGGTTTGCCTTGAATTTTGCCTTGATTTTCTGATACATAGAAAAATCTCCTTCTTTGCGGCTGGGCACGGCGAAATGTCCAGCTTGCAGCGCCTCGGCTTTTCGGGGTGCTGCGGTGATGCCACACGCAAAGGAGCAACGTGCGGCCCGGAATCCTCCTTTCAGGCAATAAAATAGCGGCACCCACCGGGAATGGTGAGCACCGCTTGGCTTGATTTGAATTTTGCATCCTAATCATATCACCGGGAGCATCCGTTGTCATCTGAATCTATATCAAAGCGTTGCTGGTCGTTGCTGGTCGTTGACTTTCGTTCTTCTTCGTTGCTGGTCGTTCTTGTTTATTGCACGGCATTACACGCCGTGTGAAACCGTCCTACACCGTCCACCACCGTGTGAAACAATCTGCATTGATTTTTGATATTTTCAGTTTGAATTTAACTTTTGGCAGCCAAAATGTAAAACTTATTTCTATATTTGGCCGTATTTTATGAAAATTTGAGGTTGAATTTGAGTTTTCGGGCAAAAATAAAAAGCCCCGCAAATGCAGGGCTTATCGGTCAATGTGATTCGAGGTAGTTGTAGGCCATCCGGCTGACCCCGGCTTCCGTGTAGCACTTTCCGAGTGCTCCGGCAACTTCTGCCCACGAGTAGCAGCGGACAAACCGCAGCCGGAAGATCAGATAAAGCCGGGCATCCATGATGCTCTTGCAGTACGCCTCGACCTTGGGCTTTTCTTCCGCTGCCTGTTCCTCCAACCAGCGGACACGTTCATCCATGTCAGCCAGTTCCACAGCCAGATCCGCCACCTTGTCCCGAACACCGGGCGTATGTGGCATACCCGTCAGCTGTGGGGAGGCAGGATTGATTTTCTGCCGAAGATTCTCCAAGGCTTCACGGTCTTTTTCGAGGGTCATCTGAATGTCATAATACTTGGACAATTCCTGTAATGTCACAACCTACCTCCGTCATAATTCCGCTACCGTCTTTCGGCGGCGCCTCTATTATTTTATCACATTTCGCTGTCGGAAGGTAGACCGGAAGTCCACAAATTATGTGGTCTGCACCAATTTTGCACAGGCCCGGAACTGTATAGGTCTGGCCTTTGGCATCAGTGCGCTGGATGGGCGGGTGAAGGGGTATGTAGTTCTCACAGGATAAGCAACTCATTTCTTCCCGCCCTCATCGCCATCATGATAGCTAACGCCGAATAATGCCGGAATCAAAAAGAACCAAAGCGCTCTCAGATTTCCGGTGACGTTGATTGCGGTTGACACCGCCAACCCCACTGAAATCCACTCCGCTGCATAGATAAGTGCAACCCATTTCATTTCGGCACCTCCTGTCTGCCGTTGCCAAAACTCCGGGCAAATACCGCCCGTTGGATAAAGTCTACATCCTCTGCAATAGACCGTACCGATGAATTATCAGAGCGGATCTCAAAGGAACGGAGAATGAAGCGCTTCAAAGTGTCCAGACTGTAACCTGCGATCGACTTCCCGAAGAATGCGGTAAGGATTTCAATAATGGTTTCCTCATGCCGAGCGAACTCGCATTCATAGACTTTGTGTTCAGGAGTAAAGGACACCCAGTAGGTAAACCGAGACTTATCGTGACCGGCTTTCAGGTCAAGGCAGTGGGTTTCGGTTTGCAAGTAGCGGACTGCTCTATCCGTTATCTGTTTAAGCTCCTTTTCTCCAATGGTGCAGCCGTCCGGGAAAAGTTCTTCCATGAATTGAAGAAAAAGCTGTTCGCCATTGGCACAATCGAACACGTCATGCCATGTGGCAGCCCATTCGGCCATTGCTTCTTTTTTTTCAAAAAGAATTGTGCAGGCCAGTCTGACAAAGTTGGCCGGAGATTCAACCATGAAATGCAGTCGTTCAGCTGTCATACTGCACCTCCAGTTCTGGCTTTATCCCCACCTCAATCACAACCACCGGGGTGTTTGATGTGATGGTGAATTGATAGACTCCCGGTTTCACTTCATTCGCAGACACATTTATCATGTCAGGGCTCATGCCATTCGCATTGCAGATGCTTTCTTTCAGCCGTTCCTCGCAGTTTTTTACCATCTCATTTTTCTTCGGAGCCATGGTAAAATATTGACTTAAAAATTGAAGATAAATTTTATCCAGAATCTGCTGTGCCGAATCGCCAACTTTATCCATAGTGCCGTTCCTCCACATAGCACCAGCTTTGAGGTGGTCTGTTCAACCTGTCAAGGTCAGTGCAAATACAGCCCTCATTCTCAAAACCGCTGCCTTTATTTTTCAACTTATCAGCGCTTTTGCAGTGCCATTTTCCATCTGCACCAGCATACCTTTTGGCGCAATGGCGCAGAAAACTCCGAATCGGCTTGGGCGCATCATAAATTTTTAGTTTCGTGATGTGCCAGCCAAAACCATCGCTGCCTCTTAGGTATTGTTCAACACTTTTCTCACTCAAACACGCCTTTTGGAGAAGCCCTGCAATCGGCCTATATTCCAGTTTCGATCCAACAGTATGTAGCTTCGGCAGCTCATTGCTGCCCATCGTCCCAGCATGACAAATAGGGGTGATTTCGTCACAGATGAATTCTCCGATTACCATCTGAGTTTTGCCGCGAATGCCGTCAGGCAACACCCTATCGAACTTTACGAATACAGACTTCCCGTGGTGGATTTCGCTATCCATCGTTTCTTCGCCATCCTTGAAAATGGTGATAAGCTGTTGCGGAGCCTTTGTGCAGTAGATGTATGCTTTGAACGGCGTTTCCTGCCTCGGACGGGTCTTGCGTACCTCAATGGTTTTCTTACCTCGCACAATGAGGTCGCACCATTCCGGCTGGATACTGATAAGAACAGCCTTATTCATTTTACCACCTCCGGCGGCTCCAGCAGCGGTGCCCACAGCTTCACATGGCCGTAGTGGCCATCCTCTGCACGGTGGCCATCCTCAATGTGCCACGTCCCGTTTTCGACCCAGCCTTTCATGGTGTGGCCGCTCTCGCAGCACACCCATACGATGTCGCTTATCACGGCGCAGTGCTTTTCGCCGGTGCATTCCCAGCTTTCTTCATGGGCGATTGGCGGGTTGTTGGCATCGTGCCATGACATCCTGCGCACAAAGTCAACGACCATCTGGCTGGCCTCATGCAGGGCGGTGGCTGCGGCATCCTTGCCCTTGAAGCCGTTGTAATATTCGATCTCGGCCAGAGCGTCCAAATCCGTTGCCGGGTCGATGAGGCGGCAGGCTTCCTCAAGGGTCATTCGATGTACCTCCGCTTGTCCTTGTCCCAGTGCAACGTGATGGGATTGCCGCACTTGCAGGGAATGGTGATTTCCAGTTCCTCGATGTTGGTCTGGCCTTTGGCGTGCATCCCGCAGCACCCACACTCAAACTCATAGTGGGCAAGCCCACGTTCAAGCGAGATCGTGGCCC